TAAATGAAAATCAAATTAAAAAGGTTTATATTGAGAGGCAAGGCGAAAACTATTCTAGTGGATTAGGACAAGAAGTTAATATTGTTGGTGATGGAACAGGAGCAAAGGTTATTGTAGATGTTGTAAGTGGAAAAATTACAAATGCTGTAGTTTCTTCTGGTGGAAAAGGATATACTTATGGGATGGTTGATCTCGGTACTCTAAATTCAAATGTAATTCCAGCAAAATCTGCGAATTTAATCCCAATTATTCCACCATCAAAAGGGCATGGATATGATCTTTATAAGGAATTGGGGGCAGATAGAATCTTAGTTTATGCAAGATTTGATGATTCAACAAAAGATTTTCCAATTGACAGTAAATTTTCACAAATCGGTCTTTTAAAAAATCCAACCTCAATAGGATCAACAAATCTTTATATTGAAAACCAATTTTCATCTGTTTATGCAATTAAGTTTGGATCAACAAGTGGATCTTTAAGTGTTGGAGATGTAATTAGTCAACCAGTTACTGGGGGTGTGGCAATTGGTTATGTCTCTTCATATGATACTGAAACTAAGGTTGTTAAATATATTAGAGATAGATCTTTATTCTTTAACCAAACTTCTTTGGATCAAACTGATTATGTTGGAGTTACAACTAGTGCGAAGGTTTTTAATTTTGAATCTTCATCAACTACCGTAACCTCAAATGCTGGATTCTCTGGATCTATTGACTTGAATTTTACTGGTATTACTACAAATCCAACTGGCAATAAGGTTATTAACCTTGGAGTCGTTTTCACCAATGGCGTAGCACAACCAGAAATAAATAAAACATCGGGTGATATCATTTATTTGGACAATCGTCCTCTGATCTCAAGAAACTCTAGACAAAAAGAAGACGTTAAAATTATCCTGGAATTCTAAAAAATGCCACAGAAAACGAATCTCAATATTAACCCTTATTATGATGACTTTGATAAGTATAATAATTTTTATAGGGTATTATTTAAACCAGGATACCCTGTTCAGGCCAGAGAATTAACAACATTACAATCTATTCTTCAGAATCAGGTTGAGTCTTTTGGCAGTCATATCTTCAAAGAAGGATCAATGGTAATTCCAGGTGGAATTACTTATGATTTAAACTATTATGCAATTAAACTCAATCCAGATCATCTTGGCATTGATATTTCACTTTATATCGATCAATTGGTTGGAGTAACTCTTGAAGGTCAAACATCTGGAGTTACTGCTTCTGTCTTGGGATACTTATTACCACCAGATCTTGGTGTAGAGACTCCAACTTTGTATGTAAAGTATCGTAATGCTAATAATGATGCCGAGTTTGATACTTTTAATGATAAGGAAGTATTGATTACTCAATCAACAATAACGTATGGAAATACCTCGATTAATTCAGGAGATACAGTAGCTACTGTATTCCCATTAAATGCTTCAGCAATTGGTTCAAGAGTAAATCTTGCTGCAGGAGTATATTTTATTAGAGGAACTTTTGTTGATGTAGACAGTTCCTCAGTAATTTTAGATCCTTACGAAAATACACCTTCATATAGAGTTGGATTAACAATTTTAGAAGAAATTGTTAGTTCATCTGATGATTCTTCTTTATATGATAATGCTAAAGGATTTTCTAACTATGCAGCACCTGGAGCTGATAGATTAAAAATTAGTGCAATTTTATCTAAAAAGTCATTAACGGACTTTGATGATAAGAGTTTTGTTGAACTAATTAGATTAGATAATGGAGAAGTTAAAAAATTACAAGATAAAACTCAATATTCTATAATTAAGGATTACTTTGCTAAGAGAACATTTGAAGAATCTGGTGACTATGCTGTTGATAATTTTAAAGTTGAAGTAACTAATTCTTTAAATGATAGAATTTCTAGTAATGGAATTTACTTAGATAGCCAAAAAACTGATTCTGGAAACACACCATCAGATAGTTTGATGTGTGTTAAAGTTTCTCCAGGTAAGGCATACGTTAGGGGATTTGATGTTGAAACTGTTAGTACAACAATCCTCGATGTTGATAAACCAAGAGATACAAAAACAGTTTCATCTGCACTAATTCCATTTGAGCTTGGAAGTCTAATAAGAGTTAATAATGTTTATGGAACTCCTTTTGTAGGCATTAATAATAATAGTAGTATTGTTTATCTACAAAATAGAAGAAAAGAATCGAATACTGTAGGTAGTGGAACTACTATTGGACAGGCAAGAGTTTATACTTACAACTTAACAGAATCCCCCTACACACAATCTTCAACTCAGTGGGATCTTTATCTTTTTGATATTCAAACTTATAGTGTTATCACCCTCAACACTTCCCTAACACCACAACAATGTCCCCAATCTTCCTTCATTAGGGGTGTAAGTAGTGGAGCTTCGGGTTATGTTGCAGATTCAAATACTGGATCAACTGTCACTCTTTTACAAACATCTGGTGAATTCATTGTAGGTGAACAAATTTTAATAAATGAATCTTCCGAATTTAGTAGATCGATCCAAAGTATTAAAGCATATAATTTGGATGATATTAAGTCAATATATCAAAATAGCACTGGAATAACATCCAGATTAAAAACTGCATTTACTGCAGATCTAGTTCTTCAAAAGTCCCTGGCGCCAGGTTTTAATGCTACTGATTCAATTTTTATTGACAATACGGGAATTGCAACTTGTGCTGGAAAATCATTTTTAGGAATTAGAAGTGATGCTATTATTCGTTATCAACGTCCAGGAATTGGTACAGAAACTTATAGTAGAGTTCAGTATGTTTCATCCGATGGGTTTGTAATGAAACTAGTTGGAATAACTAGTGTTGCTAATGTATGTAATGGTGATCTTCCTGTTGGTTCTGGATCTAGTACATTCAATGGTTCATTTAGAATTGGTGTTCCAAAGGTTAAGCAAAATGATGAGGCTTCCCTTTACGCAAGACTTACAAGTAAAGATATTTCCACTGTAAATCTGGGAACTTCAAATATTTTAATTAATAGTCAACTTACAGAACAATCAACATCAGCAGCAGGATCTCTAGTTGTTAACGTAAATGCAACTGGTATCAGTAGTGCATTTTTTGAAGCTTTTGATTATGACAGATATTCTGTTATTTACAATGATGGAACAATAGAATCATTGAGATCCGACCAATTTATTTTGGATGGTGGTGGGACACAGGTTACAATTAATGGATTGAGACCAAGTCAAACCAATAATGTTACATTCAATACAACTGTAAGAAAAATTTCAGTCACAAATAAAGTAAAACAATTTTTAAGAAGTCAAAAACTTGATGTAATAAGGACTGTTTCTGCAGCATCAACATCTCTCACTGGTTTATCCACTAGCCAATACTATGGTGTTAGAGTTGAAGATAAAGAAATCTGCTTAAATTTTGCAGATGCTGTAAATGTTATTGCAGTTTATGAGTCTCTAAATGAAAATGCACCGATTTTAGATAAATTAACATTTGTTTCTGGTTTAAATCTAGATACTGCAACAATTCTTGGTGAAAAAATTGTTGGAAGTACTAGTGGAGCAATTGCTCAATTAGCAACTAGAGTTTCTGGTGTTAATGGAACTCAAGTTGAATTTGTTTATCTGAATGATTCCAAATTCCAAGTTGGAGAATTAGCAACCTTTACTGAATCAAATATTGGTGCGAATATTCAAGGAATTATATCTGGAACCTATTTGAATATTACCGATCGATATGATTTGGATAAAGGTCAGAAAGAACAATATTATGATTATTCAAAAATTGTAAGGAAGATTGGTTCAGCAGATCCAAAAAGAAGACTCCTTGTAATTTACAACAGATATGATGTTCCAACTAATGATACAGGAGACTTATTTACAGTAAATTCTTACCCAACAGAAAGATTTACAAATGATATTCCAAATCTATTGAATGGAACAGTAAGGGCATCAGATACTCTTGATTTTAGACCAAGAGTTCCAGAATTTAATACTTATATTTCTTCACCATTTGCGTTTACTTCAAGATTCTTTGGAAATACTTCATCAAATACGACCCCAGTATTAACTCCAAATGAAAGTACCTTAATTGGATATTCGTTCTACTTGCCTAGAATTGATAAAATTGTCCTTAATAAAAGTGGAGAATTTACTTATTTAAAAGGAACTTCAGCATTAAATCCAAAATCTCCTCTAAATGCTGAAGAAGCAATGGAAATTGCTACAATTACATTACCAGCATACTTGTATTCTCCAAAAGATGCTTCAATATCTTTAGTTGATAATAGAAGATATACGATGAGAGATATTGGAAAACTTGAAGATAGAATTGAAAATCTGGAGAAAGTAACTTCACTGTCATTGCTTGAAGTAGATACTAAAACTTTACAAATTCAAGATGCAGATGGTTTAAGTAGATTTAAATCTGGATTCTTTGTTGATGACTTTAAAACAAATAATTTAATCGACCCTTCAGCAAAAGCAGATATTAATTTAACAACTACTGAATTAGTTGTTCCAACTGATCTCTACTCATTAAAGGCAGAAATAGCTTTAAATTCAAGTTTAAATCAATCAACATCAGATTTTAGTACTGATCTTGCTCTCCTTGATCCAAATGTTAGAAAAACAGGAGATCTAATTACCCTCAATTATCAAGAAAAGGGATGGATTGAACAACCATTAGCATCTAGGGTTGAAAATGTCAATCCATTCAACATGATTGAATTTATTGGCACAGTGGTTCTTAGACCATCTTCAGATAGTTGGGTAAGAAATGTATATGTTCCTGGAAATAGAAGAGAAATAACAGGAGGTTCTGACTATGAATATATTGAAAATATTAAAATTTCTTCGGAGCCAGAGCAATGGATGAGATCAAGAAACGTTGAATTTCTTGCTGGTGGATTAAAGCCACTATCTACTTATTACGCATTTTTAGATGGTGTTAGTGGAATTGACATTATTCCTAAAATTTTAGAAATCAAAATGACATCTGGAGTTTTCCAGATTGGT